GTTTCTGGTGCAAATTTTATAGCCACATATGGAAAACAATTAACTTACAGAAGTTTTAAACTTCCAGAAGGACATACTTGGAAAAGCTTTACTAAATTTTTACTAGAAACTTTACCTAAAGAAAGCGGAGAAAATTTTAAGTCGCGCTTCATTCAAAGTATTAAGTATTGGTGGAGAGTGGGGCGCGGATTGGATGAAAAGGTTATTAGGGATTTAAAGAAAAACAATATTGATTTTGTTATAGGGGAAAATACTAGGCACGGGAACAAAGATAAAAGGTGTGTTAGAATGATTCCTCCAGACCATTTAGATATGCTTAACTGTCATAATTCAGAGGTTACAAGCTGGAAAAGATTTACTTTGACAATCTTAAAAAATGACCATACTTGTAAATACTTAGGGCTTGCCCCAACAAAAGAACAAGCTATTAGACAAAATGAAATTAAAGAAAAATATAAAAAATTATAATTATGAAAATTAGAACGATAAAAGAAATAGAATATACAGAAAGAGATGTAACGTTTAAAGAGGGTAGGAGCTTAAGGTTAATACTTGAATCTGATAACATGGGGTTTTCTTTCCATAAAACAATAATACCAAAAGGACAAAAAGGATTATGGCACTATAAAAACCATTTAGAATCTTGTTTTTGTGTAAAAGGAAAAGCAATTCTTACAAATCTAGATAATGGAGAAAGTTTTTTAATAGTTCCAGATACAATCTATATTTTAGATAAAAATGATAGACATACTTTTGAATCGCTAGAAGATGTTATTTTATTAAGTGTTTTTAATCCTCCAGTTAAGGGAACAGAAACACATTTAAGTGATGGCTCATATTCAATTTAGTAACCAATTAAAAACAATAATATGAATAATTTTATTTCACCAGTTTACGGAGTTAAAGCAGTTCCTTTTGAAAAGGTTCAAGCAAATGATTATAATCCAAATAGTGTTGCTCCTCCAGAAATGGAGTTGTTAGAAACTTCAATTTGGGAAGATGGCTATACTATGCCAATAGTTTGCTTTTATGATGAATCAATTGATAAATATATTGTTGTCGATGGATTCCATAGGTATAGCACTATGAAGAATAGTAAAAGAATATTTGAACGGGAAAATGGAATGTTACCAGTATCTGTTATCGACAAAGATATTTCAGATAGAATGGCATCTACTATTCGACATAATAGAGCAAGAGGCTCTCACTCTATTGATTTGATGAGCAACATTGTTTCTGAGCTGGTTGAAATGGGAAAAGGAGACGCTTGGATTTGTAAGCATGTTGGTATGAGTAAAGATGAATTGTTAAGAATGAAGCAAATAACAGGATTAGCTTCATTATTTGCTAATAAAGATTTTTCAGCAAGTTGGGAAGCTCAGTCAGAATAAAACAAGTTTATGTTCCGTACTGGAAATGGGAGTGTTTCCAGAGCGGGATGTGGAATAAGGTAGATAAACAAACTGAGTTAATAATGCTAAAAAAAGCAATCATATTTACTGGTAATTATGTTGATTATGAAAAATCAATGAACGATGTTGTTTTTAAATGGAAAAACACTATGTTAAATAATTTAAGCAATTTATCGATAAATAGAAAAGCTTTTTTAGGTCATTGTGCGGTTTTTTATAAAATGCAAATTCCAGAATACATAGTTAGGGAAGCGTGGAAAATGCTTACAGATGAACAAAGAATTAAAGCAAATATATCTGCAGAAAACACAATAAAAAAATGGGAATTATGGTACATGAACGAGTCAAAGAGTATATTGAAACATGGGAAAAAAGATGCTATAAAAACGGGATACCAGACGAAGCTCCCATTCAAATAAGCGACAAAGTGCCATCTTATAAAATGATTTGTATTGCTCTTTTAAAAAACGATTTGCAATTAACGTCATTAGGTTATAAAGCAAAGCAAAGCAAATTTTATTCGATATTAAAAAGAATTGAAATAAGCGCAAGGCACACAGATAAACCAAAACAACTAAAATTATTTTAATCAACTAAACCAAACAACATGAACTTAAAACACTTTATTAGAATCTTATGCAAAGACGCAAACTTATCCACCCGTAAAATGAGCGCAAAAATAGGGCTTAACCAACAATCGTTATACAGAAAACAAGTTACGGAAAATTTGACGGTCAAAGAATTGAAGCGCTGCCTTGAATGCAATGGGGTTGAACTTGTGATCGTTTACAAGGGCGAAAATTATGTTATTATTTAGTTATGAAATACAAAATACTAAACTTATACGCTTGCTTAGGTGGCAATCGTTACAAATGGGATGAAGTAGCCGATAATATAGAAGTTACTGCGGTAGAATGGGATGCGGAACTAGCAAGGCTATACCAAGAAAGGTTTCCTAAAGATATTGTAATAGTAGCCGACGCGCACCAATACTTACTAGACCATTATAAAGAGTTTGATTTTATTTGGAGTTCGCCCCCTTGTCCAAGCCATAGTAGGGCAAGATTTGCGAGGAGAAACACAACTACGCCAATTTATCCAGACTTAAAACTTTATGAGGAAATATTGTTTTTAGAAAATTATTATGAGGGTAAATATTGCGTAGAAAATGTAATTCCTTATTATGAACCTTTAATTCCCGCAATTAAAAAAGGTAGGCATTTATATTGGACTAATTTTCCTTTGCCTAATAATATAATGGAAAGAAAGTGTTCTATAATGGAAAGCAAAAATGAAACTAAAAAATGGTGCGAATTTCATAATTATGATTTTACTAAATATAAAGGAAAACAGGTTGTTCAAAAAATAGCTCGAAACCTTGTCGATTATGAAGCTGGTAAAACAATTTTACAAACTGCTTTTGGAATACAAGTAAAAGAAAACGCTAAACAAGTATCAATTTTTGATGAATTAGAATAAGTTCTTATTTAGAATCATTCTAACTTTATACTTTATAGCATAAATTCAAGATAGTTTTATTAAATTCGTGGTATACCAAACAAATAACGATTATGAGAAAGCCAACAAAACAACATCACAAAGATTATGCAAACAGTTTAAAAGCCTTGCAAAAGGTTATTAAACTTTGCCAAAAAAACGGTATTTATTTTTATGCTGCGCACGTTCATTGTACATCGGATTTAGACGCCGAACCATCCATTTTGGTAGAACCAAACGGGGTTGATTTGAGTACTGTTTTCGATGTGCTTTTTGAACAACAAAACGACACGCTTAACTATGTGTACGTTAATGTTGATGGAATCAAAGTAAGATTAACAATTTAAAACTAAGGATATGAAAACACATTTCAAAAAACTAAGAAATCCAAATTTTATAGGCTCATGGGATTTAGCCGATGAAAATGGTAAGTACGTCGATACAATTGTAACGATTATCGAAGCTAAAAAACAAATGGTTCACGATGGAAATGGTGGTGAAGCTGAATGCGCGGTTGCTCATTTGAAAGAGTTTAAGCCGCTAATTCTAAACAGCACCAATTCAAAAGCTATTGCAAAGGCTTTAGGTTCTGAATTTATAGAGGACTGGTACGGCAAACGAATTACTTTGACCGTTAAAAAAGTAAAAGCATTTGGTGAATTTCACGACGCAATTAGAGTAGCTGTAACCGCGCCAAAATTACCAGAGCTTACGCCAACTCACGAAAAGTGGGAAAGCGCAAAGGAAGCTTTAAAAAGTGGCAAAACAACAATTCAACAAATACAAACTAAATACTTTATTAGCGATGAAAACATTACCAACATTCAGAATTAGATGTAGCGCAATTGGTCAAATTATGACCAACGGACGCGCAAAAGACACAATGGGGCAAACTTGCATTACCTATTTGGAAAATTGGGTAAAAGAGCAAGTGTACGGTAAACGTAAAGAACTATACGGAAATGCCATCATGAAAGGCACATTGCAAGAAGATTCAGCAATCGAACTACTTAGCGAAGTTCATGGATTCATGGTTAAAAACGAAAAGTTTTTTGAAAATGAATACATGACGGGAACGCCCGATATTTTAACCGATATTGTCCGCGATGTAAAATGTTCGCAGGACTGCTTTAGCTTCCCATTGTTTGAATTGGAAATCGATAAAGGGTATTGGTATCAATTACAAGGTTACATGGCTTTAACGGGGCTTAAAAAGGCTTCATTAGATTATTGCTTAGTAGATTCGCCTGAGTTTATTATAGATTCCGATGCAAGAAAAGAAGCCTTTAAGCTAGGACTTGATGAAGTTGACGAAGAACTATACAACAAAATAAAAGCCCGTCACAGCTACGAAAATACGCCGATTGAATTGCGTATCAAATCATTCGCTTTTGATTATGACGCGGACGCAATCAAAGCAATAGAAGCGCGTGTAATAGAGTGTAGAAATTATATAGAAACCGTTTTAATACCTAAGTTATGAATATCCATCCCTACATTTTTGCGGGTTTAGAATCCTCACAAGTTATAAAACCAAGTGAGTTTTTAGATAGGGCCATGAAATTAATTTGCCAGCAAAAATCAGTTAGCGAACAGGATGTTATGGGTAAATCCCGTAAACATTCAATTGTAATGAGCCGCCATCAATTCGCGTACATTGCTAGAACAAAAACAGATTTAAGCCTTAGTTTTATAGGAGCTTTAATAAATCGCGACCATGCAACAATTTTGCATTCATGCCGAACGTTTCAAAACTTGCTTGACACTGACGTTTACACAAGGCAAAACCATTTTAAAATAATGCAAGATTTAAGATTTAAAATCAAGTAACAACTAAATCCAAATAACCATGAGTGAAATCAAAGGAAAAATCGTAGTAATTAACGATACACAAGTAGTATCGGACAAATTTCAAAAGCGGGAGTTTGTCGTGGAAACCGCCGAACAGTATCCCCAATTTATCCCAATGCAGTTTACGCAAGATAAGTGCGACGTGCTGGATAAATACAGCGTAGGGCAAACCGTAACCGCTCACATTAACATTCGCGGTAAGAAGTACACGAACAAAACAACGGGCGCGGACGGGTATTTTTTAAGTTTGGAATGTTGGCGACTTGAAGCGGAACCCGTATCGTCAAAACCAACTTCAGCTAAATCAGCACCTACTAAAGCTGGATTGGTTTCGGAAGATGATCTACCATTTTAAACAAATTCTATCCAATTAAAATAAGCCTCGAGTAATTTCGGGGCTTTTTTTTGGGTTTTGGGGTAAAAAATAAAAAACAACTTTCTAGTATTATCAAGGTAAAGGCAAAAAAGGCAAAAAATTTTAGTAAATTGATTGTTGT